TTAAATGTAGATCGATATCGATCTATCAAAACTCTTGTAATTCTGATCCAAATAAGCAACATAAACATCAAAAACCATCTGAGTTGATGAGTGTCCGAGTAACTGAGCGAGTTCAACAGGTGTTACTAAATTACGATAAAGCATATTTGTAGCGTATGTGTGACGTGTATTGTATGGACGGCGATAAGGAATATTGAGAGATTCAAGCGAGGGTTTCCAATAGCGATCTACAAAAACATTCGTATCACGATAAGGTTCATTGTATTGCGTTTTGAAGAGATAATCGTGATCATGAGAGTTATAAAGATCTTCAATCAATGGTAGAAGTGAATCAAGTATAGGGATATCTCTCTTTGATCCTCTTGTTTTCGGTTCAGATTCTCCAAAACGGGAACGTGTCCGGCGGACTTTCAACATTTTGTTTTTAAGATCGATGTCCTCTTTTTTTAGTGCGATGATTTCACCGGATCTCATCCCAGTAAAAAAAGCGATATTTAGGTAATTTCGATAGTTACTCATTTCGGCAGTTTGAATAATGTCAAATACTTCCTGAGCGGTGAACGGGTGAATCGGGGGTTTGTCCATTTTAGGAGGGCGGATTCGAGAGACAGGGTTTTTTTCGATAAGTTCATCATAAAGAGCTTCATCGAAGATTCCCTTTAGAACACTGATGTAGATCCGTTTAGATTTACCGCCAACGTCCTCGATGTCGAGAAGCCAAAGTTTAATGTCGGAGGTTTTAATCTCAGAAATTGGAAGATCTTTAAAAATCGGCAGCAAACGGAGATCTATTATGCTTTTGTATTTTTCAAAGGTAGAGTTTTTTAGTTCAGGCTCTTTGAATTTTAGAAAAAGGTTTGCGTAGTGATCGAAAGTCATATTATTTTTTTCCAAAATAATCATCATAAAAATAGATCAAAACAAAAACAACCCAAAAAAAAGAAAGAACAACAATCAAAAGAGTCCAAAAAGGTGCAACACAAACAATAGATAAAAATGGATCAGAAATCATATTCTTCAACCCTTTCATCGAGTAGATCCACATAATGACCGTAACACTTTTCATCATGGGAATAGTCATAACCGTAATCCTCACCAATAATCAAACCACGATCTACAAGAATATTTCGCAAATGTTCCAAGTGAGCATTATTAACGGTTTCAAAATCAATGTTTTGCCAATAGTTTAGAAGTTCAAAATTTGACATTTTGAGAGGTTGCGGGGTTAGTTTGAAGATTACACCGTTATGTAATAGGCTATGATCACCGTCAATGTAAACATCGATATACTTTTTCGGTTGAGTCGGTTTCATCCAAGTAGAGGGGACGGGTTCCAGTTTGCGAGGTTGAGTTTTTGGAGTATCTTTAAATTCTCCTAGCTGCTGAATCACTCTATCTGATCCAAGATATCGAAGAGTAAGAACACCTCGATCATATTGCAGAACACGACCGTTATCCTCGATGAGGGTAAAGTGATCATCCTCTTTGTTCCATTCGCAAAGCATAGGCTCTCTGATATTCAGATCAGTAAGGTGATACCAATCTTTTTCAATTGCGAAAACCTTTTGATAGACCCACTGAGGAATAGTTGAATGGCTCGTTGTGATCCGGCGTATTTTATGTTTGATGTACCATGATTGAAGATAGTTAAGATCTTCTCCGGTTCGTAGATCCATGAAAGACTTAGTAGCGTATTTCATGATGTAGCCAACGGGGTTATGAATAGCGGTTTGAAAACCTTTTGTATCGCCCTCGTTACCGTTCTCGATTGGTTTATGGTTTTGAGGAGCGGGGAAGTAGCGTTGAAAGTCTTTTTTGAATGATTCGAAGTAGGTTTCAGGGATCCAGAGCAGAACGTGAAAATGGGGTACACCGTCTTTATGAGGTTCAGCAGCTTTGAGATAAATGAATTGTTTTCCGTCTTTTTTGATCTTTTTAAAAGCGTACCCGGAAGAGTATCGATACCATTGGAACGCTAAGACGTTGTAGCAGTCTTTTATCGTGAACTTGATTCTCTCTTTGATCTTATCACGCAAGAAGCCATGAACCTCGTTATTTGGAATATGGCGGAGGTATTCATCCTGTTGAGTCACACTTAGTCGATCCCATTTAGAATAATTGGCAGTGAGAAGTCCCCGGAAGAATCCATCAAGAGTAATCGTTAAAAAGACGGGTTTAAGGTTTTGGGATTTTGCGAGATCGGACATTGTGTTAATCTTGTTTGAGAGCTGAGAATAATACCGCTCTGATATGTTCGCAGAGAATGAGACATCGAGGAGGCTTTTTACTTGTCCAGTGGACGTATGAAAATGATTGTTTGAGAGATATGATTTTTGACCGTCGATTTTATCACGGCAGTATTTGAGATCGTGGGACGAAAGTCCGTATTTGTAATTCATGGCTATCACTCCAATTATTTAATCTATTTAATGCGGTTCGAGTATTGTTCGTAATCGTGTAAAGCTCGAATAATCGCTACACTCAAAAAGCTATCAACACTCAAATTCGTTTTTCGACACGCAGTAGATAAACGATCATGAACAAGTGTTGAAACTTGAATCGTCAAATCGGTGTATTGAATCTCTTCATTGTTTGGATCATAAAGAGCATCAAGAATAGAATAGTGATCATTTTCCATAGAATCCTCCTTTATAGAATTTCGATTGAAACGTTGAAATATTCGTTTGAATCGGTTTTTGATTTATGGGTAAAAATATCACCAAGGATAGGGATATCTTCAAGGAACGGAGCAGAGTTGGAATCGTTCAAGAGTGATTCTTTCGATACTCCCGCCAATAATAAGATTTCCCCGCGTCGAATACTGAAACGGTTCTTGATGCTATTTTCTGACGTAGTGGGCAAGTCACCGGAACTAAGAACAGAACCAATCGACAAACTAAAGTCCAAATAACAAGTATCACCAACAAGGGTAGGAGTAGCAAGAATTTTAAATCCCACATCACGGTATTTATACTTTTTGGACTGATTAGTGCCGTTATCCGTAGTGAGTGCAAAATTCTCATCCAAAAACGGTAACGAGACGACTTTCTTAAAATCAAGTAGATCACCATCGGATATAACGTAAGAAGTAGAATGAGATACATTAGCAGCACCTTTCGAAGAGAGTAATTTTAGAGAGCCTTTAAAAGCTCCGACAGCATCGCCGGAGAGAATGGCCCCCGATTGAGATAAAAGCGAGAAATCAAATGAGATAGAGGGATCGATACCAACCTCACGGATTTTTTCAGAGTTGGAATCGTAGATCGTGATTTTTAGAGTGACTTGATCTTTTTTTACGTCGAGGAGTTTAATTTCATCGATGAGTTTTTTGATGAGCTCTTTATTTTTTTTATTTTGTTTAAAAGTGATCGTTTTTGAGACAGTGGCGAATGAGTACGGAATCGCTGAAAAATCGAGAAGCGGTTTGACATTATCGAATTGGAGATAATCGAGTTTATGGGATACGAAAGAGATATTATAATCAATCTGCTGAGATTGGTCCGGGGAAGATAGAGAAGAATCGGACGGATTGGAAATAGTTAGAGCAGATGAAACCAAAGGAGGTGGAGCTTTTAAAATTGGATCATTTGGAACACTTAAAACACTATCAGAGGATTCGGTATTACCGGAAGCGATAGATACGATGAAAAAGCCGTCATTCTCTTTATAAGAAAGATTATTTGCTGAAAGGATCGTTTTAAACAATGGCAGATATGAGGGTTTATTGTATCCATTCGGGAAATCGATAATCATCGTTTTTGAAACATCGCCGGAAAAAATGATAGATACATTATCCTTTTTTGAAACGATGAAAGCCAAATCAGCCAATGTGATTGACTGAGCGTAAAGAACTACACTAATGAGCAGCGGAAGTATCAGACGTAACATTTAGAACCTCCTTGAAGAATTTATCATTACGAGCGAAAGAGCGAAGATAGACACCATCAGAACTCATGGTAGTGTCAACAGATTGGAGAGCATAGGTTTTAGCGTATTGATTGAAATCGTTCAAAGAGAAGTTTTGACCCAAGAGAGAACATTCAAAACCTACGCAAACAACGGTGAATGTACTGGATCGATCAACTGGAACAAATGGGTTAGATTGAGATTTAGATGTAGATGATGGAGTTGTAGTGTTTGAATCAGATTTAGACCAAATAGAAGCAAATAAATTAAATCCAAGTGTAACTAAGATGGCTAAAACAACAGCAATAATAATAAACTTGTATATAACCTTTTGAGGTTGCGAATTAGCACCGGAAACATATAGTGATGAAACAATAGGATCAAATTTTAAATGTACAGTATCAATATGAGAATTTTTAAAAAGCTGATATTTTTTATAGCGATGATAAGAAAAATAATTTTTACGTAAACGCAATGAAGCAGGAACAGCCTCATAAAAAAATTCAGCTCTCAAATAACGTCTATATAAAGAAGTAAAATCAGGTGTTATTAAATATATATCTTGATGTAAATGACGATGATAATAAATCCACCAAATAAGAGTTAGATTCTTCTCACCAAAATAATTATAAGCTTCATCGATAACAAACAAAGTATTAACAAGTTTTAATTCTTCAGCACGTTTAATAATTTCAGAATCAGGAACTTTATTCATAAAAAGAAGCCGTAACTCCTCCAAATGAATTAAAAGTTGATCAAAATCTAAGTTATAACCAACAGGAGAATCAAAAACTACATCTTTAGTATTTGATTTTTTTAAAAACGAAAATATCTTTAAAATTAAATTTGAAGATTTAGACGGAGAAAAAGAAAAACTATTGAAAAAATCAAAATTAAACTCATTAATATTTGTATAAAAACGATTATAAGAACCATAAAATTCATAAGAAGTATCACAAAAAGAATGATACAAATGGTGAACAGAACGATACGTTTTTCCTGAACCTTGATTACCCGAAAATAATTCAACCATACTAAGCCGCCGTTACAATCTTAACCATATCAAAAGCGGCATTTTTGAATTTATCATACAGAAACAAAAACACAGTTTTTACTGGTTTCATAAGTCGGAACGTGAGAGCGGAGGCAATAAACGGAAAAACAGCCTGAAAACCAGTAGCAATACCCGAAACGTTCAAAAGATAATAAAAGGTTTTCAAGATATCAGAATTTGAATCAGTACCCGTTTGAACTTGATTTAAAAGCGATGATACGAGATTATAAGCACTAGTCACAGCTTCAAAAGTAAAATAAACAAAAGCTATCAACAACGTAAAATAAGCAAGTGTAAGAGCAACTAAAATCGCTAAAAGAGCTTTTTTCGAAATAAAACGGGCAGCTTTAAAAGCAGTTTCAACATTCTGCCAAACTTGAAATTTACTAAAAAAACCTAAAAATCTTACGAAACCATCAACGATCAATAAAAATAAACCTTGCATCAAAAACCCCCTAAGAATATAGCGATAGCGAAAGCAGTTCCCGCAAGAGTAAATAAAAATGAAACAAGAGGAGAAATTGGAGCTAAAAAGTTAGCGATAGATGGACAGAGATCAACGTGCTGACCGTGAAAATCCATAGCCATACCATTACCACATTCACCCGCAGGGATTACAGGAGTTTGCCAACCACCGGAGACAAGAGCAGAAGTTTGATCATAAACTGTTTTTGCAGCATCTATCTGATTTTGAACATTATCAAGAAAACTATTTGCAGATGTAGACATATCAGTCACAACAGTTTTATCAAGAGTATCAAAATTACCCGTATCACCTAAAGTATAAGCTGGCATATCAGCATTGGCAATAGCATCAGCAGTAGCATCGCCCGTAGAAACCGGAGTAGAACCAGTAGAACCGCCACCGGAAGTGGTTCCAGCGTTTTGAGCATTTTTTTCAGTCCATTGAGCAATAATTTGATATTGATTCCATTCAGGAACATCAATAGTAGTACCTTTTGTACCAGTTACAGTAGGAGCAACAGCTTCATTATGCGATTTAGCAGTAACAGTACCGTCAGGATTAGTAATAGGAGTAAAAGGAGTAGTAGACGTTACGGTAGTTCCGTCACTTTTCATTGTTTCAGTTGTAGCAGTATTATTAGTGTAATTATATGAAGTAGTAGTAGTACCAGCTAAATCAGAAGGAGTAATATTAGGCTCACCCGTAGTAGGATTAACAACGCCATCTAAAATACGTTGACGAACCTCAGGTGGAATATGAGAAATTTTATCAATTTTACCTGAACTAGTATCAGCATTAGTAACAGTTTGACCGCCTTCAGAATCTTCACGAAGCTTAATTCGCATTCGATCAGGAAGAGTAGTATCATTAGTAGGAGGACGAAGTTTATCAGGAGTACCAGCAAAATTAGCAGCGATATCATCACCAGCACCATAAAGAGCAATTCCAACACCAGCAACCATAGCAATACCACCAATAGTAGCAAATGCAGCTCCAGCAGCAGTAGCAGGTCCAAGCAAAGTACCACCAACTAACCCAGCGGCAGTAAACATATAACCGTTAATAAAAAGACCTCCGCCCAAAAAAGCGGTAGGTTCAGTTAAAAGATAAGCACCAAAATCACCATAAGATACACAAGAACCATCAGCTTTTAAAAGTCCATCATGTGCATGACAAGCATCAACATCATTGTTATATGCAGAAAGTGGAGGCATAGTGCATGATTGAGTAGCACCATTCCATGTACCACCATTACAATTAGGACAAGCAACATCGACAGGCGAAGAAGCAATATACAAAAATGAATTAGTCATATATGCGTAATAACCAGTAGTACCACCACATTGAGCACCAGTATATTTAAGCTGTCCATAAACCCATCCGTATTGCTCAATATTTGAAGCAGTACAACTCAATTTAACTAAAGTTGCCTGCTTACAAGTAGAAGAACCGGAAACAGGGTAAATACCTGCGTGAGATAAAGAAAACAAAAGAGAAGCTAAAATTAATGACTTTTTCATTTTATGCCCAGAACAATGATAATACAGCAAATCCCGAAGCCATAATAAAGCCCCAATATACACCTTGTGAAAAAAAGTAATTAAAAACTACGTCAGAAGATACAGCGATGATTTCCATAATTAACTCCTAAAACCGCGTGAGATATTGACAACAACATAGACAAAGAAAAATACAAAAGTAAAACCAACGAAAGAGCCCATAAGAGCCATGAGGAAATTGAATTCGTATTGTTTAATACCGAGAGCGGTATATTCGTTGTAAACAGAATGATCGGGGATCTCAACAGCGTAAGAACGGGAGCGGATCAAGAGCATATCTCGACCAGTGATATTCGTATTCGATGCGACGGTAGTAAGAGAAGTGATAGGACGAAGACCGAGAATAGCAGTTGAATCGGTTGTGGTTAAACCGATACCCGTCATTTCAGTTGATAAAGACGTATTTACAAAATGAAGAGAGTATTTTTCCTCTTCATCAGTAAAAGCGTAACCGTCATAGGTTCCAGCAGAGAAAGCGAAGCTACAAAAGGAAAATAATATAAAGATGATTTTTTTCATTTTAGAGCCTTAACGATAAAATAAAGCAATAGCTTTTTTAGTTGACCACATAACAGCCATTCCAGTAACAGCAGCGGAGAAGATCAAACCGACGATAGCAGAATCAATAGTAGGAAGAAGCATAGAAATCCTTTTTGGTATGGGGGAAACCCCCATTAAGAACTTATACGCGGATAAGTCCGAGAGCTTTTTTAACGCCCCACATAGCAGCAAGTGCAACAACAACAAGACCAGCAACGGCCATAAAATCAGTAGTTGAAAGAGAAGTTGGCAAAGTCATTTAAGACTCCTTAAAATAAAAGATGTTGGTCGACTTACATGTAATGGAGTAAAATCTAAGAACCCCACCAACGCGCCTTTCATCATTACACTTTTGCTTCTGCTTTAATTTTGGTGATCGACTCTAATTTTTTGAGAAATTCAGCACCGTTATCAAAACTACTCACCGTTGCGACGTCCATTTTTTTACCGTCTTGATGTGTCATAGGGAGATCACCAGAAATAGTGAAAACCGATCCTGAATCACGAAGACGACGAACAGCTTCAGAAACCAAAGAAGCCTCAGTATCAGAATCACACGGGATTTTAAACTCGATATTTGTTTCAACCTCTTGAAGACCAACTTGTTTGTTTTCACGAGTAACGATGTTTTGGGAACGAAATTTGACGGAAGCTTTATAAGCATTACCGTTCATGTTACCGGCACCGCCGGGCTTAATGGTTCCAACTTTATTGACTGAGTAAAGGGTTGTAAAACCTTGGCTAATTACTGACATATTCACTCCTAAATAGGCAAAATTTTTTATCTCTCTTTTTTGTTAACCCCGTGGGAGTGATAGTCATCACGGGGGGTTCGATATTTATTACGCCCCTCTACCGTGGGGGCATAGAATCAAAAGTTAAAAATCAACTGATGAGTTGAATGTGAAACGGATGCAGACATTCCGTTATGTCTTACAATTTTTGGAAAACGACCGAGATTAATTACAAAATAGAGAGATGGGGCAAAAAATCCAACAATAGAGAAACGAACAAATTTAAATTTGATTCGTTTGAGGTTTTGAATAAACGGAGATTCGTTATAATAGATGAATGTATTCCCCGTAACTTGAAACAGAGGGGGGATAGGGAGTGATAGACCCGCATTTTTCTTCTTAGTCGATCTACCGAAAGGTAAGGTTTGGCGGTTTGTGTTTTTCATGGCTATCACTCCAATATGCAATATTTGCAGATATTTAAAACTATATACGCAAATATATAAAGAAAAGCTTAAAATACGCAATATTTGCATTAATTTAATAGGAAATATGAAATGACAAGAAAAGAACTGGCAGAAATGTTAGGAATATCATTACGATCACTTGATAACTGGGAAAAAGAGAAACCCGATTTAGTGAGATTAATTAATCAAGGTTTAGCATTAGAAGAGAGTATAGAAGAAACAAAGAGACATTTGCAAAAGCTTGAAGAAATACAAAAAGCATCAAGTACCGGAAAGTTTAAATTGAAGTAAAAAAATGATGACATTTGTAATGCAATTTATTATTGGGGGAATAATAGTTCTAGGTATAGCGATATTTATGTCAATTGAAAGAAAGAAAAGAAATAAACCAATTTATACAAATAAAAGTACAAACTACAACAAAGCAAAGCAAAAATTTGAGACACTGAAAGATAAAGAAATAAAACCAATTAGCAACTGGATTTTTGCAATTCCGATAACATTATTCTTTTTATGGACAATTATCTATGAAAAACTAGATAAAAAAGAAAATATACAAGTCGCACAAGAAAATAAAAATCAAATAACAAATCCACAAATAGCTTACAGAGATCCAACACCTGAAGAAGAACAAGCATACATGAAAGAGCATAGTTTAATAAAACTTGGGAATGAATACCATTGGTACGGGATGAAAGATAAAGAAGAAATATTACCAGTCACAAGAGCATTAGACATGGGATGTCAAAGCGATTATTGCAGAATAGAAAAATATTTTGATTACGTTAAAAAAATTCCTTATGAAAAAGGAACACCAAATCAAGACAAAGCAGCAACAGACGTAATGAAGCAATGGAAAGGAGACTGTGATGAAAGATCATATTTACTAGCATCGATGATGATAGCAAATGGATATAAAATAATTTTAATATATTCACAAGGACATACATTTGCGGCTGTAAATATACCAAACTACCAAACAGAAGAAAAAAGATCATATTTTGAATACAGAGGAGAGAAATATTACTGGGCAGAAACAACGGATCCAAATGCAGTAATAGGAGCATACAACAAAGTCGAAGCTAAAGATTTAAAATTCGCGTATAACGTAATTGAGAAAAAAGAAATTGCACTCAATGAAATTCACGGAAATGTATATTTATAAATGAAGATGATAGCCCGGAGGGGTGATTATTCCCTCCGTTTTTGATTAATGCAGAGAGGGCGCGAGCGCCATCAACAATAAAAAGACTACCATGTATTTAAACAGCAAGGAAAATCCCTTGTGATGAGTTCCCACCCACCCCTACCTGCCAAAAAGGCAAAAAAAAAGGGCAATGACCCGAAAGCCACTGCCCATCTCACCATTTCGTTAATCAGACGAAAAGGATTTCCTTGTGTTTAATACAAAGAAAGTATATCAGAATTTTAGAAATAAAGAAATAATGACCTTTATAGAAATGTCTGAAAACTTTTGATAAGTTGACAAGGGCGCTTCGCGCCTATCCCCGTTCGTTCCTCACGGGGACCCCGTAGACGGCACTCGCGCCAATAGTTCGAATCTCTTTTTGAGATCATAAAATAAGGGTTGTTTAGCTTGACCCATGCGCGGCGGATACATTTTAAAAGTTTGGATTGTTTTTTTATCATTGAGAACGAGGGGTTATAGTGCCAGTGCGTCAAAGAGAGTTCAGCCCCACGAAAGAGCTTTAATATGTCGGATCAATTGCGTTGAAGAGCGGTTCGCTACCGCTCATACTGGGGGAACCCCCAGCCCCCAAAATGCGAAAATAAGATGTGATATAATTCGTAAATAAAAGCAGTTTTTGAGATTAAAAAAGGGTCAAAACGGGGTAGGTTTTTTTCGAATCTCTCCTCGTCCGCCACAGAGATCCTCTATAACAAACTTCACACGAGAAGAACTTTCATCCTATCACATTCATATCACTCATATTCCTCTTTTTAAACAATAGATTAATAACGTTCTAAAAGTAAGCTATACTAACAAAAATTATTTTCTGGACAACTATGAGCGATCCTATAACCAATCGAATCAACGTACTCATAAAAAAAACTTACTATCATTATGAACGATTTCAAGTCAATTCAACGTTTGCAATTCTCTACCATGCAAACTCTTTAAGTCTTGTAGAACTGTCAAACTATGTTAGAATTTCTGATCACTTGATACAGTTAGATGAAAATCACTACTTTATTATTTTTGCATTTACCACGCAAGACAATGCATACAAAGCATCTCAAAATATTATTCACAATTTGGATAACCATTTTAATGCTGCCACTACCTGCATTGCACTCGATACGTTTAATCCGACGAAATCTCCGTTAAGCGTTATAAACCGATTGATGCAGATTTTAGCTGAAACCCGTAAGAATCCTTTTATTCGAATCGAAACTGAAGATATCCTCGACCGATAAAAAGGGTATAAAGAGAAATCATGGCTAATCTGCTTGCCCTCTTCGTCATTGTCGCTGTAGGGTATTGGGTCATGATGATCATTTCTCGTAAAAAGCGGGAATTAGCGAATAAAGAATTCCTGCAAAAAGAACAATTTCTAAAAGAGACCCAATCCCTCCTAAAAGCTGAAACACCTTCTGTTGTATCACCCCTAAAATCGCAAACATTCCAGCCCATAGCGCATGGAGATTTCCGTCAAAAAGTGAGTACGTATTTCATGGCGCAAGGTTATTCACTAACAGAATCACCGAAAGCGAAAGGGATAGATTTAATCGGTGTAAAAGAGAAAGAGTTATTACTTATACGAAGTGAAAATATTCTCAAAGAGGTAAAAAAACTCGATTTGCAACTATTTATTTCAGAATGCAGCGTGTATATCGATCATAATCCAATGTTAAAAAGCCGATCAGTTATACGTATCTACGCTACCAACCGTCCTATTACGGAAGAAGCGCAAACTTTTGTGCGGGAAAATCCCGCATCATTACGTTTGATCGAAGATATTTAA